GTAGTAGTAAACTCGGCACAGGACATTTAGGTAGCTTCCTTGAAAAAAAGGCGGAAACAGTAATAGAATTAGAATTAAACACAACAAACAAAGAGTGGGTAACAGTAATTTGTAGACGTTCAAGGGGTTTTCCTTTTGAAACGTTTAGCTTTAGTATAAATGAGTACGGATTGCCTTTTGTAGTTGGCGAGATATACGACCCATTAGAATATTATGTACCAAGTAAATTATGAAGTCATTAGTAGAAATAGCATACCTTAAACACAAAGATTGGATAGCCATTGTGCGGTCTTTTGGATGTAACCAAGCAACCTGTGAAGATATTGTACAGGAGATGTACATACAATTACATTTAGACGTACAAAAAGGTTTAGACCTTTGGTATGGCAATGAGGTTAATCATTACTATTGTTACAAAGTCTTGAGGGGTATATATTTAAATGTCTACAAGAAAGAGGCACGAGTAATTAAAAAGTACATAGAAGAAATAAACGAAATAAGACAAGCTGAAGAATTAGGAATAGACGAGATAGAGTATGCCAAGCGTAAACAACAAATAGACGATATACTTGACGATATGTATTGGTATGACCGTAAAGTGTTTGAGATTTGTGCAAGTGGTAAAAGCGTTGCAGGATTAAGCAGAGAGACGGGCATAAGCTATTATTCACTATACAACACCTATGTAAACGCAAAGAAACATATAAAAGAGCAGTTATGACTTTAAAAGTTAGTAATAGAAGATATACTCAATGTCAAAAGGATGGTAATTATTATGAGGAACTCTTTAAAAACAAAGTTTTGTCATTAGGAATGAATTATAAAAAAGCTACACAAAAAGATGATTGGTATAAACATATTGATTGTTATGTTAATGGTTATGGTGTTGATGTTAAAGGTAATAGACATTTAGAAACTATTTGGCTTGAAGTATTAAACGTAAATGGTAATAAGGGATGGTTACAAGGAGATGCTTTTTATATTGCTATGTTTATTAAGGAACTTGACATATTTAGTGTGTATAAAAGATTAGACTTGTTTAATTATATAAAACAAAACACAAAAGAATATACTGAAGATAAGACTGAATATAATAAATTCTATACAAGAAAAAAATGGGGTAAAAAAGACATTTTAGTAAAGTATAGATATGATGATATAAAACATTTAGAATTAGTAAAATTATGAGATTAGGCGATTTAATTTACTACTTTACTTACTACACAGGTATTAGGTGGGTAGTCAAAAAAGTTACAAAATGGTACGGTATTGAGGACTGCGGATGCGATAAACGCAGGGATGAGTGGAACGATATAAATTTAGACTTATGAAATTAGAACACAAAAAACAATGGGAACAATTTAAAGCAGAGGTTACAACAAAACTAACACAACCACAATACAAGCTATTATGTACGCTTCACGCAAAGTATTATAATCACACTTATTATGAGCCTTGCAGTTGCAGACCCAAAGAATTAAAAAGATGGATAGCAGATATTGACAGACTTTACAATAATGATAAATAACGTACACAAATGGGAACAAGCTGTAATACACTTATTGAATTTAGACGGATGGGACTTGGAATGGACAGGCAAAGGTTTTGAGCATTATGACGCCATAGGCACAAGCCCAAAGGGTACAGAGGTTGTAATGGAAATGAAGTTTAGAAACACCTACTACAAAGAAAAAATGTTAGAGGTGTATAAGTATGACAAGCTAATAGAAACAGGCAAGATAGCTTTATACTTTGTTAATGACCCTAAAGGTAATTATATATTTTGGTTAAACGAATTAAAGGACTTAAAAAAGAAAGATATGTACTGCCCTGATACTACACTATGGACTAAAAAAAAGGTGCTAAAGCCGTGTTATTTGATAGACGAAAGCCAAGCATCGATAATTAATTTAAGGGAGTTTACTAAATAATTTTGTAAATAATTTGTTTATAAGCTAATGTTTTGTATATTGCGTCAAATTTAAAACACTAAACAATGACACAGTTACACGATTTAAAAAAAGAGTTAAGCGAAATAGAGCAGACATTACAACTGCATCTAACGTTTAACAACTTACCCGAACAAACAAAGACAGCTCTACTTAAAAGAGCAGAGATAATTAGAAGTACAATTTATAATATGAGATAATGAAAAAGACAAAGACAGGATTACATATCCAAACACGCAAAAACAGAATTGAGGTATACACAGAAAAAGAACTCCAACAAAAACTAAAAGCACAAGAAGAAGCACGTTATATGATTATTCGTTTAGCTATTATGTTATTCGCAGGGTTAATGTTTGTATTAGGCTATTTATTAGGAAACTAATGGACTTAATGCAACGTCAAGCATATCATTTGTGGTTTAATTGGTTAGCCGACAAGATAATGGAGTGGAAAGATGCCAAGCCATTAAACACAGACCTTAAGAACTGTATTAAAGCTATGAATGAGATAGGTATGTTTACCAACCAACTACAGACAGAGGTTGAGGTACTACATAAAAGAGTAAGTCTTATTAGACAACAAAAGAATGATATGATACAAAAACAAAGAGAACAAATAGAAGAATTAGAAAACAAACTAAAACAATATAATATGGAATATGAAGATATGCCCGACGAGATAACATACTGCCGTATGTGTGGCAAAGAAACAAACGATAAAACATACTGTTCACAAAACTGTAAAGATTATGACCTTGAATAAAGAAAATAAAATAAAACTATTAGACGGTAAGCTATACGACAAGACAGAGTTACTTAAACGTATGGAAGATGACACCTTTTACTATGGGGAACTAAACACCCTTGCTTTAAGTAGTAGTAGCCTTAAACAGCTTCTATCAAGCCCAAAGACATATAACTTTAGTTTGAAGTATGGTAGTGGCGAAAGCTCTGCGTTGAGAGCTGGTGCTTTGTTTCATTGGGCAATCCTTGAACCAAAAAAATTTGAGGCACAAAAGTTTGTTGAGGTACAAAGTAGAAACACAAAGAAGTTTAGAGATGCTAAAGAGGAATTTGGTTCTGTGTATACTGCAAAGGAAAGAAGTGAAGCGGAGAGGCTTGTAGATGCGTTCTACAGAAACGAACACGCAAAGGAACTAATAAGAAATAGCGAGTTTGAAGTACCTGTAATTGGCGAGGTTATGGGTATGCCATTTAGGGGTAAGGCTGATGTACTTGCAAAAGACAGGATAGTAGATTTAAAGACCACAACCGATATAAAGGGATTTAGTTACTCTGCTAATAAATACGGGTACGATGTACAATGCTATTTATACTGTAATCTATTTAACCTATCCCACAAAGACTTTTACTTTTTAGCATTAGACAAAGGGTCGTTAGATATTGGTATATTTAACTGCTCTGAAGAATTTTACTACAGGGGAGAGGAAAAAGTAGAAAAAGCATTAGACCTATATAATAAGTTTTTTATAGAGGGTGCTGATTTAGATAATTATTGTTTAACAGGAGAATTATAAAACTATGAAATTTGATTTAAAAATAGAGTATTTAGGAAAAAAAGAAAACAAACACGAAGCTGAAAAAGATATGTACCACCTAACGTTTAAGACGTATAACGCAGAGGTTACAGGAAAGTTTGAACGTAGCGAGATACGACACCTTATACAACAATTAGATAACGCAATAATATGAGAGCAACATACTTACACTACGAGAATGGTAAGGGCTATGATGTTATAGACTTTATCAAAGACTACAACCTAAACTTCAACAGAGGTAACATAATTAAATACATTTGCAGGGCAGGTAAAAAAGAAAGCGAATTAAAAGACCTTGAGAAAGCAGCAGATTATTTAAGACGTGAAATAGAATACATAAGAAACGAGCAAGAGAAATGGATAGAGAAAAACAAATAGACGAAGTAATATCAGACAAACACCTAAACTACCTAAAGAGTGTACTAATAGCCCAACTACTATTAGAAGCTAATGACGAGTTGATAGGTAGCAAAGCGTTTAGACAAAACATAAAATACCAAGTAGGTAAGACTAACAAACTGTTAGAACAGGTTTACCAAGAGGGCTTTAATACCGTCTATTACAATAACCCTGAATTTTGCACCAATGTATTAAACAAATTAGACGGTCTGTTTGACAAAATAAAAACAGCCACCATAGACGAGTTAGTAATGATAGATGCTCTAATAGACCAATACTATAAAGACCAAGACACGATTAACGAAGAACAGAAAGTAGAATTTACAAAGATAGACTAATATGGAAAACACAAATAAATTAGAAACAGTAAGAGATATAATTAAAGGCTTAACCAACATAGATATATTCCAACAAACAAGACGTAGGGATGTTATAGAGATGCGTAGTTTAGCAAACACCTATTTATCAACAGTCTGCAAGATGCGATTAATGGAAATAGTAAGAGCATACGCAAGGAACGATTACCAAACAACACACGCCTCTATAATACACAGCTTAAAAAGCTATGAACAACATAAAAGATACAACCCCGATTTAGAACTAACATACAAAGCTCTAATAGGCGATAATAGAATGTATGTGTTACAACAGATACCACAAGCTACTGAAGAACAGATAGAACAGATAGAGCAGATACTACTATGACAATTACTAATGAGGACAATAAAAGAAATAAAAGAAGTAAAAGGTACTACATTAAACAGACCTGTTAAAAACTCTATACTATGCTAAACAAAGTATATAAAAAAGATTTTTTAAATAATGATTTGCCAAATAAGTGTGCAAATCTAATTATAGCAGACCCACCTTATTACAAGGTTAAGGGTTACTTTGATTTTATATGGAAAACTTTTGACGATTATTTGGCGGACGTTGAAAAATGGGCTGTTGAATGTAAAAGAATTTTAGCAGATAATGGTACGCTTTTATGGTATGGTGATGCTAAAAATATTGCATACGCTCAAATAATATTTGATAAACATTTTAACTTATTAAATAGTATAGTTTGGGAAAATACAAACGACCATAAACAACAAATAAGGTTTAACGAAGATTTGCGAAGTTTTGCACCACTTACTGAAAGGATTTTAATGTATAGTAATGAGCAGTATAATTTAACGCAATGTGTTTATCATATACGAGATTACATAAGGGCAGAAATAACAAAATCAAAAGGTAAAATTGTTTTAAAGCACGTTAATGAAGCGTTAGGAACTGCAATAAATGGTGGTGGTGTTGCTTCTGCTTGTTTGAGTTTAGATAAAGCAGAGCCAACAATGATAACTAAAGAAATGTATGAAAAGTTACAAACTTGGTGCAAACCTTATTTGAACAAGGAATATGAAGAACTACGCAAGGAATATGAAGAACTACGCAGACCATTTAACAACTATTTACATTTAGGAGATGTAATAAGATTACCAAACTATGAAACAAGCGATTACGACCACGATACAATAAAACCTGAAAAACTAACGAGGATATTAATTACAACTTGTAGCCGTAAAAATGATTTAGTTGTAGTACCATTTGCAGGAAGTGGTACAGAGTGTGCAATGAGCGTAAAAGAAAATAGAGATTTTATAGGGTTTGATATTGAGCCAAAATATGTAGATATGGCAAATAAAAGAATAGAACAACACAAAGCACAACAAAGGTTATTCTAAAAAAATATAATTCTGTTTATATATTGGTAAGTTCAGTTAACTAATTAAATACTGATTATGGACAAAAGAAGATTTAATAAAGGTACTAAAGGTAATAAGGGTGGTCGACCAAGCAAAGCAGATGAACATAAATTAATAGAGCGTTTAGATGCTATTATAGACAAAGATGAAGCCATAGACAAATTAGGGGAGTTAGTCAAGAAAGGCGATATGAGAGCGGTACAACTGTATTTTAATTACCGATACGGTAAACCAAAAGAAAGTATGGATATAAACTCAAGCGAGGGCTTAAACATCAATTTTAAAGACTTAATTAAGTTTGTTTGATAGAAATAGATGAGAAATACAAAGCTATTCTAAAACAAGATAGTAGGTATTATATAGTTAGTGGTGGTCGTGGTTCGGGTAAGTCATTTTCTATAAACGCTATATTGGTAATGCTAACCTATGAAGCAGGCCACACAATATTATTTACAAGGTACACCTTAACATCTGCATACATTTCTATTATACCTGAATTTATTGAGAAGTTAGAACTGTTTGGGTTTACATCCCATTTTCATATAACCAAAGACGAAATAATAAACAAACACACAGGAAGCAAAATAATATTCAGAGGTATAAAGACTTCAAGCGGAGACCAAACCGCAAACTTAAAATCCTTACAAGGCATTACAACGTGGGTAGTTGATGAAGCTGAAGAACTAACAGACGAGCAGAAGTTTGACACTATTGATTTGTCGGTAAGAGAAAAAGGACTACAAAACAGAGTTATCCTGATACTAAACCCAAGCACAAAAGAACATTTCATATATAAGCGTTTCTTTGAGGACAGAGGCATACAAGAGGGTAGCAACACGACTAAAGAAAACACCACCTACATACACACAACCTATTTAGACAACATTAAAAACCTATCTAATAGTTTTATAGAGCAGATAGAACAAATGAAAATACGCAGACCTGAAAAATACAAGCATCAAATGTTAGGTGCTTGGTTGAGTAAAGCAGAGGGTGTTATATTTGATAATTGGACAATAGGAGAATTTAAGCGTAAGGGTGTATCCGTTTGGGGACAAGATTACGGATTTGCAGCTGACCCAACAACACTTGTTGAAACAAACATAGACACAAGCACTAAAACAATATACCTAAAAGAGTGTGTGTACTTGCCAAGACTAACCACATCACAAATAGCAGAACTGAATATAAAACACGCAAGGAACGGTCTAATAATAGGCGATAGTGCAGAGCCAAGACTAATCACAGAAATAAAAGCAAAGGGGTGCAACGTACAGCCATCAATTAAAGGACAGGGTAGTGTAACGTATGGGATATCATTACTACAAGACTATGACCTTGTGGTAAGTCCTGATAGTACAAACCTAATTAAAGAGCTGAATAACTATCGTTGGTTAGAACGCAAAAGTAACACACCAATAGACAAATACAACCACCTAATAGATGCGGTTAGGTATGCAGTAGGGTATCAACTTCAAAACCCTAATAGGGGTAAGTATATTGTTCATTAACCTGTTGGAAAAAATTTTCGTAAAATTTTCGTAAGTTTTTTGTTTAAAATTTGTTTATAACTAAAATAATGTTGTATATTTGTAGAGAACAAAAACAATAACAATTATGAC